ATGTATACGATTAACATTAGGGGTAAGCAGAACCCGAAAGACACCAAGATGGTCAAGCTGGAGATGATTTTCTTCAAGACCGGTTACGCCCGTGTGCCGAAGGTTATAAACATTACAGGGCTATTAAAAGACTGGGATGTCAAGTCTCAGAGTTTCCGTATAGGGAGTGCGGAAGCCACTACCAAGAACAAACTGCTTTTCGATTTGCGAACCAAATATCTGCATGTCGCTGATACCTGGGAGATGGAAGGCAGAAACTGGTCGCCCGTCCAGTTGTCACATTGCTTCGATGAAATCAAGGCGGCAAAACCCGAGGTCAAAGTAAAGAGCGTCCAGCAGATGATCGATTATCTTGAAGAGACATTCAAAAACAAGAAACGCATCAAGAACGGGCAGATCGTCGATAGTACGACCAATGCCAAACGGTATGTCTATCTCAAGCGTGAACTGCAGGCGTTTACAAAAGAAAAATATGCAAAAGCCTTTTCCTCTTATTTCTTTGCTGACATTACAGAAGAGTTTCTTCTTGACTTTGCATTTTGGCTTAAAGAAAGAGGTATCAGAAACGGCAACAAGGCCGGACTCACGCACAAATTGAGGTTGCTCCGTGCCGTATGCAGGCAGGCGGAAAAGAAAGAGATGTACGGGGTGAATATGGAGAACTTCCTCTGTCTCGGTGATGATATCAATTGGCCGGAAAGCACTTCAAGAGCAGTCCCGGAAACAGTCATAGCAAAAATTGCAAATGTTGACCGTACCCTGTTTACGAAGAAAGAGCAGTTGCATCTTGATTTGTTCCTGTTCAGCTACTATACCGGAGGTATGGCGAATGTCGATGTCTGTAACCTGACATGGGATTTGGTCCAGGAAGACCGCATCGTCTATGAACGTATCAAGTTTCCCAAAACAGCCAAGCCGGAGCTTCTCAGCAAAGCAAAAGCCATCATGAATAAATACCGTGGGCAAAGTTACGGAAATTATGTATTTCCTGTTTTTACACATAAACACACGACCACTTCCAAGAAGACTACACGTGTCAAGCAAATTTCCACACGTCTTTCACAAACCTTGACGAAAGCATGCAAGATACTACGCATTAAAGAAAACATCACCTGGTATTCCGCCCGTGGTTCTTTCATATCAAAGATGGTAGATGCCGGTAACAATCCATATGTGATTGCAGAGATGACGGGCAACAGTCCATTGACCATCTATAAGCACTACTACAAGAATACGAAACGGGAAGAAATCAAACGGCAAATGGAAGAAATGTTCTGATTGTGCATGTCCATATACTCGCAAATTCCTTGGCAATTCCCCTGCAATCCTCCGGAATACGGAGGATTTTCTGTGTTGGTGAATAATCACACTCTACAATGGGTGTTAAATCTTACTGATTACCAGAAAGATAGTTATTATATTGACAAAATCGCTTTTATTTTCGAATAATTTCACTACCTTTGTAATCAATAACTTAAATAGAATTTATATGAAAGAATTGGTTTCAAAAATACAGGAAGTATATGCTACATTCTCCACGGATGCGGCACTTCAGATTGAAAAAGGCAACAAGGCCGCAGGTACCCGTGCCCGCAAGGCTTCGTTGGAACTGGAAAAATTGATGAAGGAGTTTCGCAAGGTTTCTTTGGAAGAATCCAAGAAATAGCCTTAACACATCGGCCGTTGTCATATAATGGCCGGTTCTTCTGCAGATACGGCATAAAAAGTGTATTGGCAGAACGACATAATAAAAAACGGAAAGCGTTAACTTTTGTCATGCATCGAAATCTGGTAAAATTCACTTATCCGCAGGACAAACAGTTTTCGCCTATGCTTTTGCGTGGGCTTAACTTGTTTGCGGATAGGTTTACCAGAACCTCGGTGCTACGGGTTATGTCCCACGCTTTTTGGTCTTGGTATACTGAACGCTTGACGGGACTCAAGCCAAATACGGAGATATTATGAATGACATGAATCTGATGGATGAACTTATGAAAATTCCTGCTGATGCGACTGCCGCCACAGTACAAGGCATAGAAATGCTGCTTATCGATAAAAATAAGGCGGAGTCTTTATTGGAATCGGATCCTAATGACAACGCCATCCACGAATGCCTTTTAAGCAACGGCCGTTTCCTGTTCCAATCGGACAATGCCAACCTCGTTGCCCTGTATAAAGTAACAAGAGCATCTGAATAACGCTCCTGTTGCATATAATCACCTTATTTATCTGATTTCATCCTTTCTACAAAGGCTTTTGACGGTTTGAATGCCGGGATATTGTGGGCAGGCACTATTATCGTGGTATTCCTGCTTATGTTGCGTGCCGTCTTTTCCGCACGGTATTTGATGATAAAAGAACCGAAGCCGCGAAGATAAATCTCCTCGCCGTTTATCATGGCAGACTTTACGCTATCCATGAATCCTTCAACAATTTGCAACACGACCTGCTTCTCCAGACCGGTCTGCATTGCTATTTCCCTGACGATATCCGCTTTTGTCATATCAATTCTTGATTAAATACTGTCAATCCGGTTACAAAGATACATCATTTTCTGAAATATCCTCTTTTTATAAGCACATATAACAAACATTAGCCGGTGTCGGTCTCTACTCTTTCGATACAAATAGTATCGAAGTATGAAACTGACACTCAACCGCAAATTCAAAGGCCAGACCTACACTATAGGCGACCTGTCTATCGATGGCAAGTTTTTCTGTAACACCATCGAAGATGTCGTGAGGGAACTTCCGGCAACCTGTCCGGACACTTCCTGTGGTCGCTCCTGTACCTGCGCGGAAAAAGTCTATGCCAAGACAGCCATTCCTGCCGGGACTTATAAAGTCACCCTTCAGTACAGTCCCAGGTACAAGAAGAAAATGCCATATCTGCATGATGTGCCACATTTCCTCGGCATCTTGGTCCACTCCGGCAATACAGAAGTCGATTCCGCCGGCTGTATCATCGTGGGAAAGAATACTGTCAAAGGAAAAGTTTTGGAATCCCGTGCCACTTTCCAAGAACTGTATGCCATACTCGAGTCCGAAGCGGACATAACCATTCAGATTATATAAAGCGAATGGCGATCAACAGGCTCAAACCACCCAGAAACCTGCGCATCGAGTTCAAACCGTCCCCACGGCAATATGAACTCTGGAAACTCTTGCAGCCAAACTATTGTCCCCATTGTGGCGGGGAGATCGAGCAAATCCTTGTTGGCTATGATCAGCAAGGTAACCCGCAGTACAGGCCGCAGTGCAGGCATTGCAAGTCGCAGAACCTGCCGCAGCTGATACTGGGAGGCGGAGCGGCAGGCGGCGGGAAAGCAGCACCGTTGGATTCAACGGTATGTACTCCTTTCGGTTTCCGCAAAGTTCGGGATTTGAAAGTCGGGGACATCATATCCTCTGCCACAACCGGAGGGCAGCAACGGATAATCTGGCTACACCCTGTTGAAAGACATGATTACTACCGTATCCACTTTATCGACGGGACATATTTCGACTGTTCCGCGGGACATTTGTGGAAACTTCATCAAAGTCACAAAAGGACGGAACGGAAAGATACGGGGTGGAACCGGAACAACGAGAGACTTTGGAGTACCCGGATTATTCACGATTGGATGCAGCGTAAGAAACACGGGATGCATAGAGGTAGTAATTTGACTATTCCCCTGTGCGCCCCGGTACAGTTTACTTCGGGAAAACGGTACAGACATCCCAACCCCATAGAACCTTATATTCTCGGGGCTATTCTCGGCGATGGGTGCATTACGAAATCCGTGACGGCGGCCAATTCTGTGTTACTCACGACAACGGATGATGAAATTGTCCAAAGATTCATGTCCGCAGGATATGATATGGGCCATTATCAGAGAAAAAGCGGGAATAAAGCCCAAAGTTATGTGATTTATGACCGTAACTTAGTGGATGCGCTGAGGGTGCTTGGCTTGGAAAGATGTGATTCTGCCAACAAGTTCATTCCCCGGCAATATAAATACGCCCCTGTTGAAGAGCGTAAACAGCTCATCCGGGGACTGATGGATACCGACGGCTATGTCAATGGAAGGGGGTACATGTCTTACTGCACGACAAGCAGCCGGTTAGCGGAGGACGTGGCATTTGTCATACGCTCTTTGGGAGGTATAGCGACAATCAAAAAGCCTCCTGCAGGATATAAGGACAAGGCAGGAAACTTCATCCAATGCAAGGATTGTTACAATGTGTACTTCCGTACCCGTATGAATCCGGAACTGGTCGGTTTGTCAAGGAAAAAAGCGAGATGTCGGTATGAGTTCAACGGTGGAGCGTCAGAACCCGGGAAAAGGATTATCGATGTCGAATATATCGGGAGACGGAAGGGACGCTGTATCACGGTTGATGATCCTTGCGGTCTTTATGTCGCTGACGACTTTACTGTAACGCACAATTCCTTCATCGGCAGCGTTTGGCTGGTGTCTTCATGTATCCGGTTCGAGAATATCCGTGCGGTGGTGGCCCGTAAGACACTCAAGTCATTGAAGGAATCGACATGGAACACCATCAAGTCGATACTGAAGGACTGGGGACTGAAAGAGGACATAAACTACAAGATAAACAATCTCGAAGGCACGCTCACATTCTGGAACGACTCGGTCATCATCATGAAAGAGATGTCGGACATTCCCAGCGACCCCAACTTCGAGCGTTTCGGTTCTTCCGAATACACCATCGCCATGGTGGACGAGGTGTCGGAAATCTCGGAGCGGGCTGTCGAAGTGTTGTTCTCCCGTCTCCGCTGGAGGACCCATGAGACATTCAAGACCCCGAGAATGCTGCTTACTACCAACCCGACGATTAACTGGGTGCGTTCCCGCTTCGTTCAGGGCGAGAACGGAGAAAAAGTCATCTGCCGTGAGGGTGAAGCGTACATTCCATTTTCCGTGTTCGACAACCCGAATATCGCTTTCCGTCAGGTGTACGAGGCGGCTCTGAACAAGATCCGGGACCAGGCGACAAAGGAACGTCTGCTCTATGGTAACTGGGATTTCGTGGAAGCCAATGATATGGCGATTTACAGCAGTTTCGACGGCGCCCGGCATCTCGTTACCGGACTGAAAGAAAGGGCGTATGATCCGACCAGACCGCTCATCACGGTGTGGGACTTCAATGTCGCTCCCCAAATGTCGGTACTCTCTGCACAGATAGATTATGAAAACAAGAAGGTCTATATATTGGAAGAGATACTCGGCAGGCCGGAGGAGAAAGAGAACAACACCCCAGCACTGGCACGGAAGGTTCGCCTGAAACTTTACCGGGACAAGCATATCGGCGGAGTGGATGTGACCGGTGACCCTTCCGGGTTGCAACGTTCTACCACGAACGAGGACGGTGTAAACAACTACACGATTATCGTCGGGACGTTCGGTAAAGGCGTCCTGCGACCGAAGGTGAAGCTGCTGCGTAAGCAACCTCCACAGGTTACCCGTTGCGAGTTCGTCAATGAGGTATTCGATGGGTATAACGGTTGGGAAGTCCAGATTGACGTCAAGTGTCGCAATCTCACACGGGATCTGATTTACCAGCTCCGCAACGAGGATGGCACCAAGTCCAAGCAAAAGACAACCGATCCGAAAACAGGCGTGAAGTACGAGCGTTACGGTCATCTGTCCGATTGTCTGGACTACCTGCTTTGCTACTATCTGCGTGACAGTTGGTACAAATTCAAGAGCGGTGATGCGAATGGCTATATCGTATCGACCTCGGTCATCCAGGAAGGATTTTCATACTAGATAATGAAGCAAAAATATGTATAGACGGTTTCTCAATAACAACGATTACCTGGGTATCATCACGCCCGAAGTACTCGCACAACTTACCCGCGGTAACGGCGAACACTTTGTCCGGGCGGAAGAAGCGGCCGAGGCATCGGTCGTGGAATATCTCTCGGAGAACTACGAAGTCGAGAAAGAACTGGCCAAAGGAAAGTGTATCGCCGACTACGACCGGCGCGTCACCTATCCCGTGGGCGTGCATATCTACTTCGAAGGACAAATCCATGAGGTCATTCGTTCCATCAGCGGCTACCGCAAACCTGCAACAAAGACTTTCTGGGAGGAGTGCGTCGATACCTGTATCGATATGAAACAGGTGTCGGGCTATACCCAGTTTAAGACCTATTACCCGGGCGACAAGGTGAACTACAACGGGGTGATCTACAGTTGTCTCGCAGAAAACGGCTACAAGTTCGACGATATTCGTATCCCGATGGTAGCCGGTTGGCTGGAAGTCGAAACCTCACTCTGGCATCCCGTTGAATACCCCCTGTGGAGTGTCGTGGAGTATGAAGATGGATTCTTCACGCTGGTATCGCTTGATAACTTTGACTCTAACGTTGACCCGATGGCTTCAAGCTGCTGGGGAGCCATAGCCGATTACGATTCAGCGTATAACGCATATGAACTGTCTGAAAATGAATACGTGGTTTATGACAGGCATGTGTTCTATCCGGAAACCGACATCAATGCGGATGAACCCTCCGTTGGTTTCAACTTGGCCCTTCACGACCCCAGAAATTACAACTTGAAAAAACACTTGGTACGCTTAGCTGTCTATGAGTTAACCAAGCTTATTGCCCCGAACAACGTAAGCGTTGTCAGAATCCGGGATTATGAAGATAGCATGAGATGGTTGAGTGATGCGGCCAAACTGCGGCTTACCCCACAGATACCGCGCAAACTCGATGAAACAAGAAAACCGGTAACCGATTGGCAATTGGCTACTTTCCAGACTGATTACGATCCATACAAGAACCCCTGGATGATATAGCTAAAAGCGGAATCTACATTGCAAAAAAACGGCAAGTACCAGTCTTCTTTTCCTCTTTGATTAAAAAGAAAAAGACATCTTCCCGCAGTAAGATTGACAGTTCCGCTTCCATCTTGATTACTTTCATCAGAAGATGTTATTCAAGGCCCGCCACCGGCGTATAGCGAAAGAAAATCAAATTAACGGCGGGCGTTACGGCTTGGACGTAATTGCGTGTCTGTGGCTTTGATACGGGTAGAAACGGTGTATTGGAAGCTATAGACTTATTGTCAAGCTACTACAAAAATAGGGATACGACAGGTGACAAATCATTATTTTAAGGTATTGCAACAGAAAATATATGTAACGAACTTTGTAACTAAAAAAGGACCCCGTTCCCGCCTATGCTAACAACTAAGAATTATACACGCGAGCTGTTACCGACTATAGCGCGGAGAGTTTTTCAAGAAGATAAAAGAAGTGTGCAGCACGAATTTATTTTCGGTGAGGTGAACAAGTGTTTCACCAACGCGTATACCTCTGCTTTAGGAGGGACGGAAGAAAATCATGATAAATAATGAAAGATGGAAGCAAATCGTTTTAAACATCCCGTTAGCCGTGAAATAACGGATCAATACATCCGTTCTTCATCTTGTCTGCAATGTAAGCCTTGTGGAGGGAACTGCATAGTCGTGGACAATCGTATCTCCTTTGTAGTCGATCCCGAAACGAGGCGTGTCAGGCATCTTTTGTTCGATTCAACTCCCGTCGCCTGTATGGGAAATTGCATAAGGCCCTGCCAGGAATCTTTACGTTTGGTGCGAAAGTTAAAGCCCGTATCGGAACAATTAGAATTTCTAAAAAATAATCAGCATATATGAGTATCACCAACATCATCAGCAACGACGAAGTTACACTCGTGCAAGGAGTCGACGGCCTTTTTTTTTGCGAAGAGTCATGGATTACGCAAAGCAGGGCGGCTTCCCGGTCGGAAGAGGCGTTTCCCGAAGAAGTCATTGAAATAAAAAATGAAGGTATCAGCATGGAACAACTTCAGACTTAACTATTCTGGCTAAACTTAGTTGCCACGTGAATGAAACGCTTTGTCTCCAAACCAGGCCATTCCTCCTGCCGGGCGTGCCATTCTTTGCAGGTGGTTCGGCCCGTTTTCGAAACATAACCGTATTTTGTTCTCTTTTGATACACTAACTCCCAATCCGTCATAGCCATGCCTCAACCTGTGTTCACAGCTTTTCTTCTTACGTTGTTTGCTGGCCTATCTACCGGTATAGGTAGCGCCATCGCCTTCTTTGCCAAACGTACCAACACGTTGTTCCTCTCTCTTTCGTTGGGCTTTTCGGCAGGAATGATGATTTACGTGTCGTTTATGGAATTCCTTTTCTCTTCCGTGCAAACCCTTGTCGGGGTACACGGCAAAACCGATGGGGCACTCTATGCGACACTCTCTTTTTTCGGAGGTATCGCGTTGATTTTACTCATCGACAAGTTCATTCCCCCCTACAAGAATCCGCACGAGATGCATTGGGTGGAAGAGATGAATCAAGAGGATAAACCGCATCCGAAAGTAAAGCCAAAATTATTGCGCGTGGGTTTGGTGACAGCCCTGGTACTGGCTGTCCATAATCTTCCTGAAGGCATGGCTACGTTTCTTGCCGCCATGAAGGATGCAAACATTGCCATCCCCATCACTATCGCCATTGCCTTACATAACATTCCGGAGGGTATTTCGGTTTCTGTACCCGTCTATTACGCCACGGGCAGCCGCAAGAAAGCCTTTTGGCTCTCGTTTCTGTCTGGTTTGGCAGAGCCAGTGGGAGCCATCATCGGCTACCTCGTATTGTCTCCCTTTCTCGATGACAACGTATTCGGAATCATTTTCGGTATGATTGCCGGAATTATGGTCTTTATCTCGTTTGACGAGTTGCTGCCCGCTGCCGAAGAATACGGCAAACACCACCATGCCATCTATGGCTTGGTGGCAGGCATGGCTGTCATGGCACTCGTCCTGTTGATGCCGGGTTAGCCAAACGAAACGGTATAAAAACAAGGAATAACTAAAAAACAGAAAAGATATGACTCCTCCCATTATGCGAAAAGTACCGATAAGTTTTTTAGACTCAATGGTGATAAAGATTCATATAATGCTTTAAGACATAGCATAATCTTACAAAGGAAGGGATAATGCGAATTGTTTATTCTTGGTAAATACACTGGCTCTACCGGTTTTTCTGCATTTTTCAATAATGTTTTGACGCACATTTGATTACCTGTAATATAGTGTATACATCATCAGCCCCATTTAAACGTATATTTTCTATATTTATTTTAAGGAATGACATGGTAATCTGCAACCAACGGACCATACGACATCTATTCTTTCCCAAAAAAACGCATGTCTTCAGACAAATCAAATCAGTTGCTTATCCGCGAGGCTATTCGTAAAATAGCTCTCGGCCGTAGCATGGAACGTATCAGTCTGGCTCCGGGTGGTATGTCCGGTATCGGTACGGCCCGCATGATACACGGCTATGTCGCCAAGATACACGATGACCCTTCGGACGAGGAGTTTTCCGACTACGGTGGCACCATCGATGTCGGCGAGTACCCGGACGAGACGGCCTCCGCCGAACTTGTCATCCATAAAGGCGTGCTACTTTCGGCTGCAACCAACAGTGAAGGCGGCTTCCTGATCGTACCTACACTCTTTTCCGATGTGACCATCTTCATGGATGCTGCCACCCGTTATGCCTATGTGGTGAATTTCTCCCATGTGGACATCCTGCGGCTCAATGCCCGCACGACAACCGTCATCGGTGTGACTGAAATGGAGGATTTGGATCCGGATAGCGATTCCTCTCCGGATTACGACGAACTGGATTCTACCGGCAACGAGACCTCCACCCGCTATACACCGACCGCCGTCACAACAACTGTCAGGAATGATAAAAACAAGGAAGCGACAAGCGTTATCGATGCGGAAAGCATCACGCATGCGGTGGACAAGTCTGAAGTCAGACAGACAGCTGATAAAGTGGTGCAAAAGGTCAATTCCACGACCGTTGCCGTTGCCGACAACAAGGTGACGCTCGGTGACGAGAATGCCAGCGAGCCGCTGGTTTTGGGTAATGAGCTTGCCCGGCTGATGCTCGACTTCCTGACGGAATGTTCGAAAATCATGACCCCCACACTGATGGGCACGATGTCGCCGATCAATATGCCGAATTTCATCTCGCTGACATCACGTATCCAGAATTTTCTTTCCAAGACCTGCTACACCAAATGAGCGTACAACTGCATCCCGATATAGAAACCCTCGACAAGGAGAGCCTGTGCTATTCCATCTACGCACAGCTGTACCATAACTTTTTCAATGCCCAGCAGAAAAAGGACGACGAGCATCCTTACGGCATCGAGGAAGGCGACGAGACCAGCCTGAGACTGAAGAATACCGCTTACGGTTTTGCATCCGCCATTGCCGGAGCCGTTGCGGGAGAAGGCGGTTCCGGAAGCGGCGGTTTGCTGTTGGGTTACCTGAAGAAATCGGGCGGTGACATGACCGGCAGGCTCAGCGCCAATTACGGCTTCGAAGCCGGCATTGGAAACACCCGTATCCTGGAAACCTATTTGCAGGATATTACCGATCCGGAAGGTGTGGTAACTGCCGTCGAGTACGGTATCAGGATTACCGGCAACCTGAAAGTCGGGGGTGACAGCCTGTACATCGGTGGCAGGCAGTTGCTCCGTTACGACGCGGACAAGGCCACCGCTACAACCAATGCCTCCCATATAGACTTTCTGGATGCGACGGTACATTCCAAAGGGGCATGGATTATCGGGGACGAGGATACAGGAATATCCATCTCCCCGACACGGCTGGCCGTGGGGGGGCAGGATGTCTACCATCGTGGCAACGCCAATATGGACACGGCGGATTGGACGATGCGGGACGGCATGGTGAGACGGAATCTGACGGTGCGAGGGGGTACGGTCATGGACGGCGGGCTGAAAGCCCTGCAGGGTGTGGAACTGGGCGACAAAGGGAAATGTCTGCTTTCGTTCTCGGAAGAGGATGTCGCGCTCGGCGGATTCCTCTCGTTCCTGGACGGGTTCGGCATCCGGATCGGAGATGTTCCCGTACTGCTCCGTACCGACAAGGACAAGATACAGTTCGGGAGTATCGGCGGTGACCTTCTTTTAGGTGGCGACCATACCCCGAAGATACGCCTGTTCTCCGGCATATCGGACGTGGACGGCGAGTGTCTGATGCTTTCCCCTTACGGAAAGGCGTGTTTTCCGGGCTCGCTGACTGTCCGCCACAACTACGGTGCCGACCTGCTCTCCTCATACCGGGTAGACACTTCCGATGAAGGTATCGTTATCCACAAGCGCTTGCGGATGGGCACGGCAGAGGGATTCATGTTCACAGGCGACAGGGAGCGCGTATCGCTTTCTTCCGAGGTAATCTACGAGGAAGAGGACGCAAGGACGGCTATCCCTCACAGTACGGATTTTTCACACCGTCCGTCCGTGAGCTGTTATGCCCCGCAGAACCGTCACAGCGAATCGTTCCATATCCGCACCGATGCCGATTTCGTTACGGTCGGTGTTCCGTTGGAAGCAGCCGGGCATATCGGAATCCATGCGTCGCCCACCCGGATTACTGACAGAACCCTATACTTGACAGAGGCGTTACGCCTGCAAGCGGAGAAGGACGATATCCGGCATTACGGAAACAGCGTCTTTACCGGGTCGCTCTCTTCGGAGTTCTTTTCCTCGGGCCTTTCCGGAAGCGGATGGGCTATCCGTCGAAACCGGACGACAGGAGGCGTCTCCGCCACATTCGACGAAGTGGTGGCCCGCCGTAAGTTCCGCGCCTATGAGTTCGAGGTCCAAAAGACTTCGGTAACCAACGGTTCCTTCTGGATCAGCGACAGCTGTTCGGGAGACACCGTGGAAAAACTGTCATAATCCATGTCCGTATTCCGTTATCCGACATACAAGATCCGTATCGCCCCCGACTCGCAGAAGATACAAGGACTGCAAGCCGGGGATATCATCCGCAGGCAATATGCCGAACGGGAGCGTACCGTCTATTCGCTGATATGCGTGACAGAAACCGGAACGGAGCTTGTCGGGGACAGGGACGCCCCTTATTTCGTCGGGGCATTACTGGACGGGGACGAGCCGCAGGGCGGTGAACTGCTGGACTTCGTGCGGGTTACCAACCTGTTCGATACGGCACGCAGCGGGGCCTTGTACCTGACGGCTTCTGACAGCGATTCACCCTATATGGATGTCATCGACGGCATAGCGACCGAACGCTCCCTGTGCTATCCCGTTATGGACGGAGGCATGGCGGGAGTGCCGGACAAGTCCAGGTACGCCGTTTATGGCAGCATGCTGCAAACGGAATATCCGGATGCCGTTTCGGAAGCGACACGCATTGTCCGCATTATCCGCAACGCGGAACCGGCAGGAAACGCATCTTACGGGCTGATACTGACATTGGAAGAACCGGTCGGGCATCCGGAACGCCTGCTGGTATCGTTCAAGGCCAGGTCCTCCAAAGCATCGGACTCCGTACCGATACGGTTCGGCTATACGAACCGTGAAAAGACGGATGCGGAAGATGTAATCTCCATCGATCGGGAATGGAAGTACAAGTTATGGGTCATCACCGTGGATTACCCGGCACAGTACAGCCGGAGTCTGTTTCTTGACCTGACATCAAGCCTGACCGCTGAGGGGGACTGGTGTGAAACCGCCGACCTGAACATTGTCCGTCTTGCCTCCGTATCCGCCTTCAGCGAGGCGAGCAAGGCCCGTGTGGGAAAGGTCAGCGGCATCATCGATCCGGTCTTCGGTATATTGGACGGTTACGGGGCCTATTTCCAGAATCTCTATGCCACACGCAATGTCAATATAGCCGGCACGCTTACCGCAGGAGATGGGAACGGTTTTTCAAGCACGTTCTATGTGGGCAAAATCCATAAGAATGTCATACCCGACAGCCTGTCCTGCCGGTTCAGCCATTCGGAAGAACTAGATGAAACATCTCCCGCCGGACTCGGACGGTGCATACGGATAACGGAAGAGAGTCTCCTTACCATGCAAAGTGCCGCATGGCGGGAGGCTCATGCCGGAATCTGTTATTGCTTCTCGGTCTGGATAAAAACGGAAGAGACGGCGACTATCCGCTTCTATCAGGACGAACACCTTGTCGGAGAGCGGACGGCGACCGCTGGCAAAGGGTGGATACGCCATAGTATCCCTTTCCCTATACGCAAGTCGGATTCACCGGTCATGTATCTCGGCATTGCCGCTTCCGCCCCCTTGTCGTTGTCCGCCCCCCAATTGGAGGCCGGAAAGAACGTGACCCCCTATCAGGCGACCGATGAAGCCTTGTCCTACACGGACGATTACGGAGCCTGGTTCAATAAGGGAGGTATCGGAGGTACCATACAGAATCCTCTGTTGCGGCTGAACGAAGACGGCTCGATCGCTTCACGGAACGGTTCTTTCGTCATCAATCCGGACGGGACGGGGCATTTCGCTTCGGGGCGTTTCAAGTGGGGCAAGGATACCATCGAACTGCGCGATGTGGCCATCCGTTGGGAAGACCTCGATGAGGAGGCGCAGGAACTGCTCAAGCCCCGTTCCGTCTCCCTGACAGGCGGCACGGCGTTCCATTTCACGGACGGGCTTTCAGGCGCATGTGAGCCGGAGAATATCCCGCTTGTGGCGACCGAATACAATTTTGAGCCGGAAAGCCGGCAGTGGGAATACCTTGCCGCTGACGGGATATGGAAAGATGCCGGATGCAATGCCGCCGTGTTTGAAATGACACCCCCGTTTCATGGATGGGAAGGACGAGACGTGCTGACCCTCCGCTACACGGCAACATACCGCAATGAAAAAGTCAGCGCGACCCATACCTTTTTCAAACTTTACGACGGCTCTCCATCCTATACTGTTTATGTGGAGTCTGAAAACGGCACGACATTCCGCAACGGGATCATCTCGACGGTGCTCCGTGCCAGGGTGTACAGGGGCGGTGAAGAGATCACACCGCTCATTCCCGACGGCAATTTCCGCTGGATACGGACGAGCCGCGATACGGAGAGCGACAGGATATGGAACGCCGCACCGCATTCCGGCAGGGAGATAGAGATAACCGGCGGGGACGTATGGCGCAAGGCCGTTTTCGACTGCGAAGTGAATATATCGACAACATTACAATAAGCATATGGCAATCAAAGTAGCACGCGGACAAGTCACCATCATCGACCAGAATGATGCTGTCTCCTTACAGGCGTTTATCGGTTCCTCGCAACCGCTGACCCAGGTATTCAACAAGGATACCGGCGCGTATGCCCCCTCGTGGGCGGCATCCCCGTATCTGATATTGACCCCTTCTCTGTTTGTCAGCGGCAAGGCGGCCGTAGACCAGATCTCATCCGTCGGCAACGCGGCGACATTGACAGCCGGTGTCAAGAGCGGCTCCGCCAAATGGTACAAGGACGGCAAGGCCATAACTTCAGGACAGGACAGCTGCACGATCGGTGCGGCTTCCGCCAAATACGCCCTGACCGTCAAGGCAAACCACATGACCGTTTCCGCCCCGCAGGTACGGTATACCTTCGAGGCAATATACATCGATGCCAACGGGTTGGAGATCCCTTTCCGGGCGGATATCCAATTCACCCAGCATCTGAACGCGGGGGCGATGATTGCCGCCGTGGCTTATGCTCCCGACGGCATTGTCTTCAAGAACGATGAAGTGGCTGCGCTCAAGGCGCACTGCGACCTATGGCGGGGCGCCACCATCGATACGACAAATGTAACCTATGCCTGGGGCATCAAAGATTCCGCAGTGTTCGCCAACACGACACTTACAGCTACGGCAACAGCCGGCGCAACCACCGTTACCGTCGCTTCCGTCACCAATATGGAAGCCGGGGGTAAAATCTCGATCGGTTCCGTGCAGTACACCATATCGGCGGTAAGCGCTTCAACCAAAGTGGTAACGCTGACTTCGGCACTTACGGGGACCAGTGCTTCTGGCAGTCCGGTATCCTGCCCGTATTACAATGCAATGCTGGGTGCCGGATGGGCCTGCCTGACTTCCACCAATCCCCGTGGAGTGACGGCAGGCTGGACCACGAACGAGATTACCATTACGGCGGATGCCGTGCTGAATTTCGAGACATTCAAATGCGCCATCAAGGATACGGATACATCCGCAGGCAACAGTTCGGCAAACAAGGTGGTCTGCGACATTATCTCGTTCACGGACATGTCGGATCCCATCACGGTGGATCTGGTCAGCCAGAAAGGGTTTACAATCAAGAATAACGGCAACGATGTCGATGCCAAGGCGGTACTGTACCGTAACGGGGAGGAACTGGATGCCGGCGGCACAGCCTACGCTTACACGTGGAAACTATGGAACCCGGCCGGAACATCGGTCATAAAGACCTATACGGGAAAATCCATCACTGTATCGAAAGCTGATGTGACCGGTAAGGGCGTGCTCATGTGCGAGGTGTCGAAATAACAGGAAACTTTACAGTCTTTTGTGGAGACGACTGATGGGGACTTATCACCGGCTCCGTGTATGGACATGACATGACGCTTGTTATATATTATAAAATATTGATTAGTATTAATTTGAAAACAAATATCCGGTTTTACTCCCCAAAACGTAAAACCGGATATTTGTTCAGATCGGTCAGTTCCATGTATGCTATATAAGGAAACAACCGGCACCATTTCTGTTTTATACCTTCTTTTTTCATCCGGCTCACCACCGGAAGCCTGTTTTTAGAAATACACGTTCAGCATAAGATATATGTATGCCTTTTTATCTTTTCCATTTGGATGCTGGAGTTCAAACTGAATTTTATCTTCACGTGCCAGCCATCCGATCGCGCTGGCCAGTTCCATGTCATCCATACCAGTACCTTTTTTAACTTCCGCGATTTCCCATCTTTTATGGGCGTCTGTACTTAGGAAACGCCATAAGATTCCTGCATTTCGCCAATAATGTGCTTGTTCATAATTTTCCTTCTTATAAAGTTGTTTTTTATACATCAAATGTACTGATATTTATAATCCATTGACACGAATTTACTGTTGGATTGCAATTTACCCTCCCCCTTTTGTGTTACTTTAACATACTAAAGAAAATTTAGTATTCCGCAAGATTGAATGTATGTACCGGTCAGCCGGGGATGTTCCTGTTGTACAGTTATCCTTTTACAGGGCTTGTTGTATAATATTATTCCCGTCCGTATTCAAATAAACACCTGAACTTATATCCGCTTTTATGGTATCCATCCTTGAATTTTTATCCTCTATTCCCTGGCTTTTGGCCTTTCCGCTGTCCAAAGGGAAACTTATCCTGTCCGCCACGGTTGTGTTGATATTGCTATCCTCCCCTTCATGTTCTGCGTGTTGATTTCCCAGTTTAGCGGCAACCCGCCGCCATTCTTTCGCCCTATACTTTCCGTAAAGAACATATATGGCAAAGACATTGGTTGCCCGTGGCCAGGCGACAATCCACATACAGAAAGACGGCTATACCATCAGCCAGTCGCTTGGAGAATATGTCTTCCCCGCGGATGCGGACGGGAAGATCCTCTCCACCGTATCCGTCACTTCCGCCGTCAAAGTCACGCTCGGGGATTCGGGCTTTACCGGCTTCTCCATCGGTACGGTCGTCAAGCCTGCCGGGTTCTCTTCCATCCGTGTCAACAACAGCAACAAGACCATCACCTATACTATTGCGGCGGGTACGGCCACGCTGGCCGACCATGGTACGGTTTCCATTCCCGTCATCATATCCGGAGCTACCTATACCCTGTCATTTGCCTGGTCGAAAGCCAAATCCGGTACGCCGGGAAAAGACGGTGCAGATGCCTCCATGCTCGGCTGGGTCAAGGAGTGGAACACGGGCAAGACACTTATCAACAACAATACGGTCATTACCCCGAAACTGTTCACCGGTATCAAGAACAGCGACGATACTATTTCCGGTATTGCCATCGGTTCATTCCCGCTTTCCGTCAAGACAGCTTCCGGAACGGTTACTGTAGAAACGGTTGGTGGCATCCATGGCTTCAAGGACGGTTACAAGACCTTTTACGTAGACAACGGGGGCAATGTGCAGTTAGGCAACGGCAGCCAGTCCATCAAATACAACGCTTCCACGGGCAAAATCGAGTTCGGAGCTGATGTCAGTCTGAACTGGGCCGGTGCAACCTATATCAATAAGGACGGTATCTTTACCGGAAAACTCTCCGCCGATACCGTGAAAGTGTTGCATCTCGATGCCTCGCAAATCATCTCGGGAACAATTTCAGCTTTGCGTATCGATGTAGTTTCCCTGAAAGCCTCGCTCATCACCGCCGGAAACATCAATGCCCTGACCCTCACGACCACCAAGGGAACCATCGGAGGATGGAGTATCGACAGTGACAGCATCTATCGCGGTACGAAGAAGAATACTGCCAACACCTATACGGCAGCATCCGGATCGATGACTGTCGGGGCAACGGGTATCCGTGGCTATAAGTGGCGTTTTGAATCGACGGGAGCCGGTGCGGTGGCGGGCGGCAATATCGCGTGGGACGCTTCCGGAAATGTTACTTTCGCCGCTTCCGTTTCCCTTCAATGGACAGCCCCGATTGATTCCATAACCACCGCTCTGGGTGGTAACACCTATCCCAAACTGACAAAAATCACCGCGGCAGGTATTTATACCGGGAGCATTACCGCCAGTCAGATTACTGCCGGCACCATTTCCGTCGACCGTATAGCGGCGGGCAGCATCAACGCCTCCAAACTGGATACGGCCAGCGTGAAAGCCTCGCTGGTTACGGCAGGCAACATCGAAGCCCTTACGCTGAATGTCACCAAAGGCAAGATAGGAGGCTGGACGATCGGAGCGACGGCATTGAGCGGCAGCCATATCCTGCTTGACAGCGGGAACAGCCGCTTGGTGGTCTATGGATTGAACTCCAGCGCGACAGCCGGACAACGGGTACAGCTGTATTATGGCAGCGACAGTGATTTCGGGCTGTACGCGACCAACAGCGCGGGGGCATGTATCGCCCGTCTCGGTTCACAGAACAATATCGCCGGGTGGACGATAGATGTGTCTTCCATCCGGAAAGGCAACGTGGTGTTGGGCAGCGAGGGTTCGATAACGAACGGTACAAAATGGAAACTGAACAATGACGGCAGCGGACAGGTCGCTTCCGGAAACATTTCGTGGGATGCGGCCGGAAAAGTCTCGTTTTCCTCCGCTGTCTCCCTGCTGTGGAAAAACGACATAGAGGCGGCCAAGAAATCAAATTACGGCTATCCCTACTACCACAAAATCGTCATCAACGGAGAGGAAAATGTATATTATCCGGTCATTTTCAAAGGCGGCGAACAAACCGTCAAGCGCGATATCCTGATCCGTCGCAGTTACAGCGAGCAGGCTCCTGCCAGTTGGAACACCTCCACCCATAAAGGCGGACTGATCCTGCTTGTCAAAACCAATTTCGGCGGTTGGGGTGGTATTGCCTATTCGTGGGACATCTATGAACTTTCCGAGATGTACTGCCGCATGTTTGCCGGGGCAGCCCTATGCGGCAACAGCTGCATGTTCGCCGTGTTCCTCCGTGGCGGCGGGATGACAGGCGCGGTATACCATATTTATTCCGACCAGCCGATTGTCAGCAGTGCCATGAGCCCGTCCCCCATACCGGCAGCCCCCCAGATTGCCTACAACTCGGATCTGATTTTCCAGAGCGGTTCCAGGAAAGCAAACGCTCCGGCTCCCCGTACGTTGACCGCCTCCGTGGAGGAAGAGATACGGCGCAGGTGCTTTATCGCGTTGGCACAAGGCAGCGACAGTGTCCTTGCCGCCCATCCTTTGACTTACATCAGCTCTACCGGAATTTACACCGGAACATTGACGGCGGCGCAGGTCAATGCCGTCAGCATCAACGCATCCAGCATCAAGGTCGGGACGCTTTCGGCCGACCGTATTGCGGCGGGCAGTATCAATGCCTCCAAGCTCGATGCAGCCAGTATCAAATCCTCCATCATCAATACGACCTATATCAATGGTCTGAGTTGTTCCTTCACCAAGGGGAAAATCGGAGGCTTTACCATCGGCGGTGACAACATTACGGTAGGCAACATCGGAGCGTCCGGGGCCACCCCCTTGCAGATCCGTTCGGCATCAGCCGGTAGCGGTTACTGGTACACGGGAGGATACAAGCCATTTGGTATTACGCTGACCTGGCATCAGAGCAGCAATGCCGGCCATATTGTCTTCGGCCATATTGCGGCAAACGGGAATACGGTCAAGACGGGATTCATCGGCATACAGATGATGTCCTGGGACCATCTGGAATACTTCTGCCTGTCGGCCAATTATACCAAAAGCGGAGCGAAGGAGGTCTATAACCGTATCGCCGGGTGGGCATTCGACCATAACCACATCTGGAAGAACAACATCTCGTTGGGCTCGGACGGTTCGATCACGAACGGTACAAAATGGAAACTGAACCACGACGGTAGCGGGCAGATTGCGGGCGGCAACATCTCATGGAACGCTTCCGGTTCCGTCACCTTCGCCTCTTCCGTGTCGGCACAGTGGACGACCGGTATTACGACCGCCCAGGAACTCGCCTCGGCCATGGCGTTCGGCAAGATGCTTTACCGTGACCCCACTTTCTGGAAAGGGAACAATGGTGTCGGTATCTATAACAATTCCGGTAACGGTATGGTGACGATTACCCGGGAGCAGAATTCGACCGCACCCAATGACAGTAAGTATGTACTGAAGATACAGACCAAGGGTACGGCCAGCCCTGGCAACGGGGGATTCTATTTCGGAACGACTTGCAGCTCACGCAAGGTGCTGGTAGCCCGTATCATCGCCAAGATACCGACGGGACGCAACATTTGTTGGGCGAGCAACAATATCGGTACAGGCGGATCGAGCCGCTGGCTCACCCCCACAGCCGGAACGGGAGACTGGAAAGAGTATGTCTACAAGGTCGTCTGCGGAACCTCGAATTTCTCCACCACCCATTTCTTCTATATCGACGGGGCACAGGGAACGGCTTCCGCACCGCTGACCTGGTATGTGGCCTATGCAACAGTTTTTGATTTGACATCGACGGAGAAGTATACCACGACCATCGATGCCAACGGGATCTATACCGGTACGGTAAAGGCGAACCAGATAGTCGTGGACAGCGCACTGGTGGTAGGCGGCAGTTCCTATAACGGCAGCATATCGGTCAGAGATGCGGGCAATTCCGTCAAGGTCACCCTTGACAGGACTGGCATCACGGCCGTGGCCGGCAAGATTGGCGGATGGGCGTTAGGTACCAGCTCGCTTACGGCATCGGCTCCAAGTTCCGGACACCGCATTGTCATCAGTGCATCCGGCTATATCTATCATGACAATCCTTCCTCGGGAAAAGATTACTGGGGATTGAAGGCTGACGGTTCCGCCGCGTTCGGATGCGGGAAGATCTCGTTTGCAGCTGACGGTTCCGGGTATCTTGCCAACCAGAATATCAAGTGGGACGCCGGCGGTAACGTGACTATGACCGGAACCATCAATGCCAACGCCGGAACCGTCGGGGGCTTCTCCATCGGTCAGGGACGTATCGGCTCTACCGCTTCGGGCAGTGGTTCCGGTGGCGGGCTTGCCATCTACAATGATTTGTTCCGTGTGGGAAACACCACTTCCTACGTTCTGTTGGGAGCCAACACTTTTCCTGCCACCTCGGGTGGAACCTGCGCAACGGGGCGCATTGTCAACAGCAAGGTAAATTCATATACGAACAACTACGGGCTGTATATTGATGTGAAGAACGGTCACCGGAACTATGGGGTATGGTCCAATGCCCCATTGGTCGCACCAGCCATCATCGGTCTCAAAATGAAAAGGATCTATTTCACAGGTTCCGGCTATAGCATTGATTTTTCTGACAATAACATCTTTTGCCTTTACGCCAACGCCACTTATAACATCAATCTACCGAACGCATCGTCAGTCGCGAGCATGTTCGGGTATTCGAGCCTTCCATCGGATTTCGCTTACGTGTTCACATTGTTCTACAGTTATAACTGGGGAGGACACGTGAATATCATGAATGTGAGGAACCAGAACGGGGGCACGACAAACTACGGTATGGAGAGAGGGGATTCACTGACCCTTCTTTGCTGCAACTACCCGTCATTCCACTATCAGGCATTAAATTACAACAGCTAGTAACCGGAATCCATAGCCTTGCCCTATACTTATTAAAAAGCCAAAGCGTATGAACATTACCAACATCACTGTCACCAAGACCGCCGAAGAAAAGACAGAGAACGCCTCCTATGTATTGGAGTATTCCATTGTCAATGAGGAGCTGAGCCGTCTTCATGTTTCCGTGAACGAGAAGGAAGCCGATACGGAAGGGAACATACCCCCCGTCGGGATTATCTACATGGAACAGGGGAACATCTCCTGTAATCTTCCCGCTGGAAGGGAACTGGGCCCCATATTTCTGGACTTCGACAAGATGCAGCAATATATCCGTGAAAGTATCAATCCTAAAAAAGAATCATAATGGAACTGAGTGTCAAGGACCGCCTTTACCTGCCAACTTTTCTGCCGGCACGCGGCAACTTCAAGGAATTCAACCTCAAAAAGGAAATCCTGCGTAAAATCGCCATCGGTGACGAGGAACGTAAAACCATCAACCTTCGTGAAAATGCGGAAGACAAGCGTATCGAGTGGGACGTAGAGAAAGAGCATCCCTTGGAGGTAGAGTTCTCCGCCGACGAGATGGCCTACCTGCAAGCCGCCTGCGAGAAGATCTCGGACGAGGAACTGCCCGACGACATGTGGGGCACCGTGGAGGCGGTTTATAACGAAATCTCCAAAGACGCATAAACCGAAATTTCTGTCTGCCGCTACTCTTTCTTGGGTGCGGCCGGGATTTTTATATCAACACCATGGCCAGAGAGGATATCATAATGGATGCCGAATACGGGGAAGTGGAAATGTCCGGACGGGTTGCCGGAAAGACTTTCCATAACTTCCGCCTGCTTGACAGCGTGGAAGATGCCGACAATGCGGACTTCCGCCACGGGGAGATAACCGTACCGGCGGACTTCCTCTCATCGTATAGCGATGCAAAAGGTATTCATATCCGTATTCCCTATATACCCGACAACCGGTTATTGACGGTCCGGATTGCCATGGAAAGCGGTTCCGGCGGCGTGGAATATGTACGTTGCGCAGCCACCGGCAAATACTGGTTCCCTGTCATGCAGGAATATGATGACGGGACGAAGCAGGCGGTGCCCCTGCCTTCGCTCTATGCCTTGAATGAAGACGGCCTCTATAACCTGCTGATCCGGGAAGACTGCCTGGTTGTCTACAGCGGCGAGGAGACGGACTTCGGAATCGGAGCCTCCAAGATGCAGAACGGGACATTCCTACTCAAGGCCGTGGCCGGCAATCTCTACCAGCATCCGACTACCGGTGTGGGGCTGATAGACTTCCTGCACTCCAACATGGAGAACAACGGCCTGGCCGCCAAACTGCAGGCGGAGTTTGGTGCGGACAAGGTCGTCATCAAGAACGCCTATATAGACTCGGCAACGGGAGAACTGTTGCTGGAAACCGAGGAGAAGGAGGACAATCATGGGTAATTACCGTGTCATCACCGGACAGAACATCTATGATGTGGCCCTGCATCTGTACGGAAGCATCGAAGGGATTGTGGACCTGCTTGTCAACAATCCGGATCTTTCACTGGAAACGGAACTCCGCACCGGGCAGGAATTGACCTATACCGACGGATTCATCATCAATGCCGATGTGGTCGCCTATAACGGGATGCACGGCATTGTACCCTCCAACGGTGAACGGCATGTCTATCCCAAACATTTCACCCTCCCGCAGGCGGCCGTATTTTCGTTGTCAGCGGCACTTGTGTCCGTGCAGTGCGAGGTTTCCGGAACGGGAACGTTGGAAATCGACTGGGGCGATGACAGTGCAGCGGAAACCGTCATTCTCGGCCATATACCGTACACGCTGCACCATACGTTCGACAGCCGTGTACGCCACAAGCGCAGGATCCGGTGGTTTGCCGATGCCTCGTTCCGCCATATCGACTGGAGCGGCATGAACCCCTCGTCCGTCATCCTTCTCCGTGAGCTGCATGTGGAAGAACTGACGCTCCGGGATTGTGCCTTTGCACTGGACGGTTTCCGGATTTTGTCGGGCACTTACCGGATAGACCTGTCCGGAAGCATGATATCCGACCTCCTGCCGCTCGTCGAATGCCGTGGCCTGATGGAACTCGACCTGTCGGAGGCGCGGATCAGGCCGACCGTATTGGACGAATACCTGACGGCTATCGTGGAACGCTACGGCAACCGGCGTAACTGCCGGATGACACTGCCTGTTTCCCCGACGGGGACTTACAGGGAGCCGGACCGGGACGAAACGACCGGACGTTACCGTATCATATCGGGTATGGAGGCCATATGGGTCATCCTGCATGAGGAGAACTGGAACGAGGGCGGAGCCTGGGAGTTTATCATCGACAATAAAACCTATACAGTGGAATGAGCCGTACGATCAAGGAAATATACAACGAGGCCGTTGCGGAACGCAACCGGAGGCTGGAGCTGGCAGAGTTTGCCAGCGACTCCAAACTGTCCGTCATGAACGGCATCCTCTGGGTAGTGGCGGCAGCCATATACAGTTTCGAGACCCTGCTGGATGTCTTCGCGGTGGATATTTCCGAAGCCATCAACGGGCGTATCAACGGTACGCCTGCCTATTATGCCAACGCCCTGCTGCAGTATCAGCAGGGAGACGAACTGACGGTGCGGGAAGACGGGCTGGCGTTCGGCTATCCGAATGTCGACGAAACCAAACGCATCATCACACAGGTATCGTATGTGGAGAGTACCGATGACCGGAACCTGGACAGCAAGCTGATCCTGAAAGTAGCTACCGGCACGAAAGGCAACCTTTCCGCCATACCGCCTGAAGACCTGGTACCCATCAATGCCTATATCGGCAAGTTGAAGTTTGCCGGAACACGGGTGGAGGTCATCTCCACCAAGGGCGATGTGCTGATACCGCGCCTGACGGTCTTCCATGACGGGGCCGTACCCGAATCCGAGGTATATGACGCCATCGAGGAGCAGCTGAACGCCTATATGATGGAAATCGACTTCGATGCCGCCGTCTATGTCTCCCGTCTGACGGATGCCGTACGTCGTGCGGAACATGTGACCGATGTCCATATTGACGAGAATGCGGTACCCGAACAGGGAATCTTCATAGCCAGCCACGATACCGACGGCCATATCCGGCCCCCGCAGCGTGTCGCCCGCATGACCCATACCGCATCGGGATACCTGAAAGAATCATCCGGCAAGGACGAGGAGGCCGGCCTGCCCAACTTCCGTGAGGCCATCATCCTGAAAATAGAAAACCATGAGGTATAAGTTATCCATAGACCGCACCGTAAACCGCCTTGTCCCGCACTATCTGTCGGGACGGAAATTCATCCTGTTCGTGCAGAGCTGCCTCTACCCGCTGCAACGCACCAACGAGTGGTTCCGCAGTTTCACGAGGGAACGGCACATCGAGGCGCGCATGACCTCGCAGGTCATCTATTTCGAGTGGTTCCTGAACTACCGGTTCGGTAAATACATCAAGGACGGCAAGGACCGCATCTTCATCAAGGACAGCACGAGTGTCGGTGTGGACCTGTACCACGAAGGGGCGGAATACCAGCGTCCTTTCACCGTATGGTACAACGGGGAACAGGTTACAACGGACAACGAGGCGGAACGCCCCCGTCCGTTCTACCTGCTGGCGGAAGAGAAGCTGATCAACAAGGTCAACTTCATGGTCTGCGTCCCGCCCGTCACCATACCTCCGCGGGAACTGGTCTATATGCTTTCCTATGTGGTGAACACCTATAAGACAGCAGGCAAGACCTACCTGATCAAGATCGACGAAGACGAATACACCCCCAATAAGAATACAGGACAATGAAAGAATATATTGCGGAAACCGGCGGACGGTATACCTACTCGGACGATATCCTGAACTTGCAGGAACTGGCTCTCAGCATGAGTGCCGTTTTTGACGGCTGCTCGGACTTCATCATCTCCGGATGCGAGATCGAGGGTCCCCGCGTCTCCCCGGGTTATGTCTGGCTCGGCGGAAAGGTACGCCGTTTCGACGGCTGCGCCGATGCCGTCTATCCCTATTATATATACGAAATCAACCGGCATGAATCGGTGGTCTACGCCAATGAGGTCAACAAGCGCGGGCGTACCTGTTATCTCTGTGCCGGGGCCAGGGCTGTTCCGGATACGGTCGATCCGGTTACCGGCAAACTGCCGGCGGCTATCGAGGTGACGGAGAGCTACGCGCCCCGGTTCATCGACAAGTTCTTCGGCCGCTATGCCGTCCTGCTCGATACACCTTTTGCCCGGCAGACCGTCAAGAAGGATCTGGTGCTGGCCGGAACGTTCACCGGGCAGAAAGAAATCAGTTCCAAGACCGCCGTCTCCGTCAGCGGCGGGAACGGCTACATGCTCAAAGGTATCGTCAAGGCGGACGGCCATGCCGCCATCGGTGCCTACCTGCACGGTCTGCTTGTCAACGAGATTATCATCCGGACGGACGGCACGTTCAGTTTCATGAAACAAGGCAAAGAACTGGCCAGGGTTACGAAAGACGGCATATCCTGCGGTACTTCGCTGAGTGAAAACGCCCGGATCGGGGCTGTCCGCATCAAGGGATACGACATCTATAACACCTCGGATGTGACGGATGAGGGTTGTATCCGTATCAATTACCACGGCACGGAAGGCGGAGGAACAAAATACCGTGACTTCGCCGTGCATGACGGAAAAGCCTGCACCACACCTGTTTTGAAAGTCATCGGGCGTACCGCCACCCTGCAGGTCGGCGGACTGCTCTCCCTGCAAAGCACCGGACGGGGTATCGATATTCAGAATACCGCCTATACGAAAGACAATGCCAGGCTGACAAACCTGATTACCTGGCGCGACAGTGCCGCCGCGCTGCTCGCCACCGTCGGCTTCGACACCGCTGACAGTTTCCGTTTTGCGCTGAGGAACGCTCTGGGCGACATCGTGCTTGCCCCTTTGGGAGCGGTGGATGTGCTCGGTACGCTTAAAATCAACGGAAAATCCGTGTCCGACACCTATGTGACCGTCACGGCCTTTACGGAGGCGATGGGAAAGAAAGTGGATGTGGTAGAAGGCAAACAGCTCTCTACCGAAGACTTCACGACCGAATACAGGAAGAAACTGGCGGCTATCACTACCGGAGAACTGACGGAGGGCGGCGAAGGTTATGTCACATCGGGAACCGTTGCGGCGGCTTTGAAAATGAAACTCTCCGCCGACGGGAACCTTTCCGATGTCATGGACAAGGCTGCCGCCCGGAAGAATATCGATGTCTATTCCAAAGCGGAAGCCGGGGAGGTATTTTTGGAAATCTCCGAAGGACTGAAGGAGCTGGTACGCCTGACGGCGGACGAGATCAGCGGGTTGACGGCAGAGGAAGCCGCTGAACTGAAAGCAAAGCGGCAGGCGGCCGTCAGGGATACCCTCGATGCCGAAAAGAAAGGTACCGGAGAGCTGAAACTGGCCAAGATTTCTAACCTGTCCGACCTTCCGGACAAGGGCAAGGCACGCAAGAACCTCGAAGTCTATTCCACGGCCGAGATAGACCGGATGATGGACGGAAAGCTCGGGACTGACTCCGCTTACGAGGGCATTGTCTTCACACCCGAACTCAGGGACAAACTGCTGGAAATCAAGACCGGTTCGTTCGCCTATATAGATGAAGGTGGCATTTCGCACGCACAGATCGAGGGATACGTGATGACCTCACAGGTTGTCAGGGAACTCAAGAAAAAGGCGGAACGGCTGATGGGCGGCTACAACGCTTCCGAAAAGGATACCATCGCCACCAACCTGAACCTGTATACCAAGGCCGGGGCGGACGCCCGCTTCGCCGCGCTTGAAAACCTGTTCCAGGATTACATCGACTTTTTGACCGGGAAAGGAAAATCCCCCATGGAAGCCCGGCAGCTCCTGCGGAACAAGTTGGACGTGCTGTCCAAAGACGAAATCGTCAAGGACTACCTGCGCAAGGACGGCAAACTTTCCGACCTGTCCTTGCCGACAGCGGAGGCAAAACGGCAGGCCTGCCGCGCTATCGGTGCCGCCTATGCGGAAGAATACCAGCCCCTGCTGGCGGATACAGGATGGATACGGATGGAAAACAGCGGTTCGGGAACAGATACCCAGGGGCTGTTTGTCCGCCAGATCGGGAATATCGTGTCCATACAGGGGTATATCAATACCGCACGCAGGGACGGCAGCAACTGGGGCGGCATCGTGGCCGTCATCCCGAACAAGATACAGCCCCCGAGATACAGCGTGCGCTGCAGCGCCGCTGACTGGAACGATGACCACAAGTACAACCGGGGCTCCTCGTTCACCATCTACGGCGGTTCGCGCAGGATACAGCTTTACGAGCGCGGTATGTACAATGTCAATGTAGAACTCAACTTCACCTATTTTGTATAGTCATGAAACATAAACTCAATGTAAACAGCGATATTGAAAGCCGCCGGAGGATTGCGGAGCGCAGGAACGTTCCCGTCCGTGAAACCGTACAGCAAACCATTCAACCGCAACATCATGAAACAGAAGAAAATCAGGCGGCAGCCGCAGAAGAAACCGTCTCCCCGGCAGCAGAAGCCCCGAAAGCGAGAAGACGGAAGACCGCAGGGGACGCTTAAGCGCTTTCCTTTCGACGAGACACGGATAGGCTTCATGCTCCGGTATGAGATGCCGGTAGTCTATCATCTGCTCCGCAGGTTATGCGCCACGCAGCAGCCCTTCGAGCCGGACTGGCAGGTCATACGGTCGGTGGCGGAGGCATCGAAAGACCCTTCCTGCGGCAAGGCGAAGTTCCGCCGCTACCTGGACGAGTACCGCCGGGACGGGGTCTATTGCCGGCGCGGGAAACGGCTCACGCCGGGGCGCAAAGCCTACTATGAAGGCATATGCCGCCGCAAGAGAGAAGAGTATATCCGTCGGAACCGCAGAAGGCTGCTTGCCGAAGCGCGGAACGCGCCGGGCGGCGACAGACTGCTCGGGGAGATTAAAAACATTCTTAAAATGAAACGGTAATGCGCTGAAGGACAATACCGATGACAAACATTCATGTACATGTATGGCTGTTCCGGGTGATTTGCCTAATTTTGTATTCCACGGTCGCTGCAAGACCTTTCCATATTATCAAATGAGTATCCTCTTTCGGGATACGGTCAGCGAGACATCCTCTCCCAGTTTTATCAGTTGAACGCGGACGGTGCAACCGAACCCGTCCGTCCTGTTACCAGTTTCTTTGCGATGCGGGTATGCCGGGTCGCATTCTTCGGGCATTTTTAAATCCATAAAACAAAGCGTTTATGCAAGAAGAAGAAAAGAACAACGGCATGGAAGGCATGTCTGTCGAGGAAATGTTCCTCGGCGTTCAGGAATCTTATCAGGAGGCACAGTTGCGTGCCCAGGAGGAGAACAGGGCGTTCGCCCGTACGGAGTTCTTCCGCATGGACAAGTTCGGGACTTACCGTCTCCGTATCCTGCCCATCGCTCCCAATCCGGACGGCTCGCCGACACGTCCGGGCTATGAGTATCCCGTCCACCAGCTGCTTCTGGAGCTGGAGAAACCCGCTACGGGGAACAAGCCCCAGAAGATGTATGTCACTGTCACCCGCGCTACCGATGCCGGATATAGCGTTGATCCCATCGAGACTTACCGCCGTATGGCTGTCGAAGCCGCAAAAGAGGACGGGGATGACAAACTGGCGGAAAAGATTGCCGGGGGCTCGTTCGGAGGCGGTCTGAAATACAGTTACGGCCACTGTCTCTATGTATTCGACCTGGGTGAACGTGCCAAAGGCGTGCAGATGATGACCCTTTCCCATGCCCAGTTCAAGGACCTGGATGAGAGGAAGTTCAAGCTGTGGAGCAAGAAACTGGCCAAGAATCCGTCTTACCCGTGCCCGGTTTCCTCGGTGTATGACGCCTATCCGGTGGAGATTGAAAAGCGCAAGAACGGAGCTAAGACCGAGTATGTCATTTCCATTGACAACGAATCGGAACCGGTACCGTTGACCAAGGAGGAACTGACCGCCCTGATGGGTGCGCCGCGTATCCCGGAAATCATCTACCGCTACACCCGTTATCATCTGGGAGCCACCGTCGAATTCCTCAAACAGTGCGACGGTATCTACGGCATGTCGCTCATGGAGACGGATGAAATGAAGACGGTCATCGACACGCTGGACGGTGAACTGCCCAAGGAGGACACATCCGCGTTCTCGTTCGACCGCCGTACGAAAGATAACAGGGAAAACGGGCGTGAAGGCGGAGGCATCTCGCTGGACGACCTTTTCGAACGTTATGACGAACTTCAGCGGCAGGAACTCGGTGACAAGACCGAGGAGGGCCAGGAGCTGCGTGCGATGATTCGCGGCTACATCGAGCAGGAAGGGCTCTCCGTGCGTGTCACACGCTCCACGAGCAACCGTGAACTGCTCGACCTGATCGAAAGCGAGATGGAGGGTCCGAAGCCCGGTGACGAACCGGAGGATGCCCCCGGGGAGGAAGAAGAAGAGCAGCCGGAGGAAACGGAAGAACGCGCCGGGCGTCCCCGCCGCCGCAGATAAGCCTTTCACTAGTTCTTGAATTCTAATCCGACGGGAGGCATCCGGGCCTCCCGTCCTAATCACAATCGCTTAGTATGAAAGAGAACAAACCCTGCCTTTTGTTATTGAATGACATCCACATCTCGAAAGACAACATCCCTGCATTCCAGGCCAACTGGCAGGAGGCCATGGGAATTTGCAGGGAACGGGATATCCGGGAAGTGGTTGTCGGAGGAGACCTGTTCTTTTCCCGCGCCGCCCAGACACTCGATGTCCTGCTGGCCGTCAGGGATATGCTTGTATCCGCCGCAGACCATGGCATCCATGTCACGCTGGCGGAAGGGAACCACGACAAGGTGAACCAGGAATCCCTGTGCGGATATTGCCATGTCTTCGACCAGCATCCGAATGTGACTGTTGTGGATGAATCCCTGACCCTGTGCCGTCCGGAATGGAAGTTCGCGCTCCATGTAATGAGCTATTTTCCGGAAGACGGCTCTTTTGCCGAAAGGCTCGGACGATTGGCTGCGGAAGCGCTTTCCGGAGAACCGGAGCACTTCCTCTACATCCATGAGGGTATCAACGGGGCATTGGCACAGCCTTCGGAGAAGGAGCTGCCTGCCAGGATATTCTCTCCTTTCGACAAGGTCTTTGTCGGCCATTACCACAACCGTACCGTCATTCCGGGGACGGGAATCGAATATATCGGTTCCTCGCGCCAGCATAACTTCGGGGAGGACGAGGAGAAAGGATACACGGTGCTGTACACGGACGGCACGCACGAGTTTGTCAAGAACCGCGTGAACATGCGGTACCGTGTCATGGATGTGCCGGCGGAACGAGCCGGGCTGCACCTGATGGACGAGCTGCGTGAAATGGAGGCCGACGGCCGCTACAAGGTCAAGGTACGTGTCCATGTACCTGCCGCCGCAATGAAATCGGTGGACAAGGCCGCCCTGCTGGAAGCCGGAGCGGCGAAGGTGGAACTGGTTGCCGATGACGAGCAGCTGCCGGAGGCGGTATCCTCTTCGCTCTTCGAGAAATTCGACAGCCGCCGCATCCGGGAAACCTACGAGGACTTCTGCCGGGAGAAACAGATCGAGGATGTGTCGATGGGATTGGAGTATTTATCTAAAATAGAAAACAGATCATGTGGAAATTAAAGACGATAGAAGCCGAAAATCTCTGCGCCTTCCGTTCACTGTCCTACATGCTGCGGCAAGGCGTGACGACATTGATTTTCGGCGATAACCGGGACAATGACTCCCAGCAGTCGAACGGGGCAGGCAAGTCTGCCCTGTTGGAATGCATTGCCGTGGGTATTACGGGCAGCCCGCTTAGAAAGATACGCTCGGAGGAGATTATCAACGATGCGGCGGAAGAATGCCGCGTCGCCTTACATTTCATCAACGATTCCGCCACCGAGGAACTGCTCGTCAACCGCCGTATCCCGCGCAAGGGGACTTCCTCTGTCAGCTGCACGCTTTACCGTGGGGGCAGGCAGGTGATGACCGACGAGGCGGTACAGCCTTCGGTTGATGCCTATAACCGGTATATTCTTGACAAACTGGGTGTCACACGCGACGAACTGCTCAACAACTTCATTCTCTCCAAGTACCGGTATGAGGATTTTCTTTCGTCATCGGACAAGGAGAAGAAAGAGGTCATCAACCGCTTTTCCAACGGTATCCTGGTGGACGAGGCCATAGCCCAAGTGGAGAAAGACATCGTGCCGCTCTCTGAAAAAAAACGGCAGGTGGAACTGGAACTGGCCGGGTTGGACGGGCGTATCGGGATGTTACAGGAGCAGATACGCAAAGAGGAGGAAGCTGGAGCCGAGCGGGGGCGTACCCGTGTGGAACGTATCATGGGACTGGAAACGGCCATAGCGGCCAAGAGGGAGCAGATCCGTACCGGGCACGAGACCGTGGACAGGCTTGAGGAACAGCTTGCCGGAGTGCAGCGGGCGGACGAGGCTTTGCAGGAACTGGAAGCCGGAGATACCGCATTGGAAGCGTGTCTGGAAAAGATAGCGGAAATGATGTCCCTCTTTCCCGATGCCCGGCAGACGGACTGGGACAAGGCCATTGCCGAAAAGAAAGGACGGTTACAGACCGCCACAGAGCGGTTGAAGGATTGCGATGCCGTCTTGAAGCAGGCGGAACTGGAACTGAAAAACAGGACTGACGGCTGGGAACAGTTCAAGAAGGAGTATGCCGCATTCTGTGAGGCATACAGGGATCAGTCCGATACGACTGCGGAGAGACTGCGGGAAATCGACATCCGTCTGCGCGACCTGTCCGGCAGCATCGAGGAACTGCGCCATAAACGGCGTATCGTTTCTGCCGGTATTGACGGCCTCTCGAACAAACTGGCCGGCTCCATCACCTGTCCTTTCTGCGGGTATGAGTTTCTGGTGGCAGAACCGCAGTTCGACATCAAGGCCGGCATGAAGGAACTGAAGCTCCGTCAACGGCAGCTCACGGAAATCAACGGCTGTATCGATGAGAAGCAGGAGGAGACGGATGCCGTGGAGTTGCAGCAGAACCGGCTGAACCATGAGCGCCGGATATTGGAAGGCAGACGCACCGGATGGGAGGAGCAGCTGGCCGGGCACGAACGGGCCGTCAGGAATGCCACCCGCCACGTGGAAGAGGTGGAAAGCGGGCATAAACGCATCGCTTCCGAAATTACCGCCCTGCAAAGTGAAATCGAAGGTGTCCGCCGCAAGGTATTCGACGAGGTGTTCGGATTCATAGACGAGCGCAATGCCGTACTGAACCGCGGCATACGGGTAGGCAAGGAAGATATACAGGCCGCGGCCTGCGCCATCGACACTTTGCAGGCCACGATCCGGGAGCTGGATGAGGCGGCTTCACCCGACCTCATACAATCGCTCAAGGACACTCTCCGTGAAACGCGCGGAAAGTCTAACGAGGCGGCAGGGCGCAAGACGGCCGTCGATACCCGGGTCCGTGCACTGGAGATACAGCGGGAACGGTTCGTGCAGTTCAAGACCTATCTGGCCAACACGAAAATCGAGGCGCTCAGCCGTATTACCAACGAATTCCTGCAAAACATCGGCAGCGACATCCGTATCCGCTTCGACGGGTATACCATTCTCAAGAGCGGTAAGGTAAGGGAGAAAATCTCCATCTCGCTGTTGCGCGACGGCATGGACTGCGGCTCGTTCGGCAAGTTCTCGGCAGGCGAAGCCGCCCGTGTGAATTTGGCGACCATCCTTGCCATGCAGAAACTCGTGAACAGCAACTGCGATGGGGACAAGGGACTGGACCTGCTCGTGCTGGACGAGATACTCGAGGCGGTCGATGAAGCGGGGCTTGCCTCCATGTTCGAGGCGCTGAACTCGCTCGGCGGTACCGTGCTGGTCGTCTCGCACGGGAATGTGGCGGAGGGGTATCCGCATAAACTGGTAATCGTGAAAGAGAATGGCGAATCAAGACTCGGAGAATAGCGTACTGACCCGGGAGCAGGTACTGGCGCTGGACATCGCCACGCATACCGGATACTTCTCCCTGCATGAGGCCGGGACATGGAACTTCACCGAAAGCAAACGGCGCAACGGCAACAAGATGCACGGCGCTTTCAGGACTACGCTGCTCTCGCTACTCCATCGTTACGGCATCCGCCGCGTCGTGGCCGAGGATGTGAGCGTGAACCGCCATTTCTACGACATGCGGCGGCTCTCGGAACTCAGGGGCATCCTGCTCGAAGTGTGCGATGAACTGGATATCCCGGAACCGGAGTTCGTCAACCCGGCTGTCCTCAAGAAATGGGCGACGGGAGACGGACACGCCACCAAGACGCAGATGGTCGCGGCCTGCAAGGACAGGTACGGTATTGTCCCGGTGGATGACAACGCGGCGGATGCCTGCCACCTCTTCTACTATTACATCCGCAGGCACAGGCTGTGACAAGCCGACAACGGTTTGGATTTTTTCCGGGCGGCGGTAATGCTGCCACCCGTTTTTTCAATTGACGCTCACGGTAGCTGACAGATTAGGACATGAGATTCATTATCAACCTTTTCAGTCAGTGGAAACGTGGAAAAGAAAGATGTGTTTATTGCGGTTCTCCAGCCTGAAGACGAATCCGCGAGACAGAGGGCGGAACTTCTCAGAAAATATGTGATGCCGCACAAGAATCTGATATACAGCATTTGTATCAAATATACCTATAACCAGGAGGACATCGAGGACAACTACCTCGAGGCGTTGGCCAACTTCTTCAAGTATATGGACAGTTATGATCCGGCCCGTCCGGTAAAGACCTGGATCTATGCCGTGACCAAACGGCTTGTGGCGGACCTGAACAACCGCAACAGGAACCGCATGCCCCCGGACGACAATATCGACATTTCGGAAATATCCTCTTCGCTGTCGGATGAGGACGAACCGTCGGGAAACAGCATGGGGATGGACAACTACCGCGAGTTCTATAACGATGACATCCTCTGGGCACTGGACCGGCTCAAACCGATTTACCGGGAAGCCCTGCTCTTGCAGCAGGCTGGTTACAAACTCGGGGAAATCATGGAAATCACCTATAACAACGGTACTTTGCAGACCAGGAACGTAGAAACGGTAAAAAGCCGCATCTTCCTGGCCAAGACGCAGCTGCGCAAACTATTGACACACGATGGAGAGAAAAGAATGGATTGACGGATGCCGGAGGCTCTTTACACGGCTGGTCCGCACCACGGTGTGGGCGGATTTTGTGTTCCCTGCCGGCGGCAAGTCGGACAGGCAGCTCGGGATGTGTTTCGACAGCTTGTGCCGGGAGGTCGTCTCCGTCAGCGCGGAACGCTTGTCCGACTTCTGTATCTGTCAGACATATGCCATTTCCGGATATGATACCGCGTATCGCAGGAAATGGAACGTCTCCCATTCATTCGGGAAGAAAGCCATCGGCCGCTATCTCCGCTCGGGAAAGGAACGCCGCTACCGGGAGGACCGGTGGCTGAAGAGTTTCGGGCTGTCACGGCAGGATCTGGTGCGGGCGGTGGAAGATCGCCGCAGCCATCCGTTCGGACGTTTTATCTATCCGGAATACGAGGAGACGACCAAGCGGCGACTGCTCTCCACCGAAGCGGGATATCTCATCTGCGCGCTCTCCACGCTGATGTGGACGCCTTTCTCTCCGTCATGCTCAAAATGTGCGAAAGCGGAGCCGTGCCGCAGAAGGACACAGGCGCGCTATCCGGAACTGTACCGTATCCGCTGTGAGGCGTGGCGGAAAAAGGAGGCAAAGCCATGAGTGCCGTCAATCCGCTCAGTGCCGAGTTCCTGTATGAACTCTATGCCACGGCGCTCAGACAGGAACCGTTGTGTGCCGTCCTTACCCGGCATATGCGCAAGGAATACCTGCCGGACCGTTCGTTCCAGCGGGTACAGGAAGCGATAGCCGCACATTTCAGGACATACAAGACACCGCCGTCGTATGCCGTGCTGGCACAGACCTTCCATGAGGATTACGACGCCATCGAGCTGATAGACACTTTCCGGGAGTATGACGAGGGACAGAGCGCCGAGGTGATGACCGACATGCTGGAGTCCTACATCAAGGGGGTCCGGTTGCAGTCGGTCTATGCGGAGGTCGGAAAACTGTATAACGAGAACAAACAGGACAAGGCGGAGAAGACTCTTCGGGAATATGCCGAGTGGCTGGCAGGATTCACGCTGAAGAGCACCTCGTTCGTCGATGTGGCCGCGACTTTCAAGGAGCGTTTCGAGAGGAACCGCCGGCGCGAGGAGGAAGAGGAACGCTCGGCCGCCCCTCGTGTGTCCCGCTTCTACATCCCGTATCTGGATGCACTCAATGCCGGACGTAACCTGCGAGGTCAGCTGACCTGTTTCCTGGCCAGCACAGGCGTGGGAAAGTCGCACATCGCCAAATGGATCGGTGTCAGGGCGGACATCGATGACGGGCTGCATGTGCTGCATTTCCAGCTGGAAGGTTCGGAAGAAGAGGCGTTGAACGCCTATTCCGGCGGACTGATTTCCAGGAACGCCTACTATTACGAGCGGGGAAAGATTTCGGATACGGAGATGAGACATCTGGAAAAACTGGTCGCCTCGTATGCCGGAAGCATCACGGTGCGCAGTTACCCGCATTTCAATGCCCAGGTCTCGACACTCGACATCAAGAACGGCATTTCGGAATACAGGAAGCTCAAAGGATATAATCCGGACATCGTGATTGTGGATTCGATGGACTTGCTGACGGATGCCAACCGCCGTTCATGGGGAGCCGACCATGAACGGGCGAAGCGTATCGCGGTGGCCAATGACCTGAAGGACCTGGCGGCGGACGAAAAGGTATGGATGGTGGTGACTTACCAGTCTACCATCGAAGACCGGGAGTGGCTGAATGACGAGCGGAACGTGCTGACCGAGTACAACTGTTCGGAGGCCAAAGGTCTGGCCCGCCCGTGCACGCACCTTGTTTCGCTCAACCAGTCATCGGCTGAAAGAAAGGAGAACGTTATGCGCCTGCACGTGGCCAAAAGCCGGTTCTTCAAGAAAGGAGACACTATCAGGATTGCCACCGACTACGACAATGAGGTGTTCTATGACGGGCAGAGGACACTGAATCTGAACAGGGAATAAAAAGCCATCGATCCGGATGTGGCGTGTCGGTGGCTTTTTGACTTGTAACGACTGGAATGTTGAGAATATATGGCAGCTTACATGCGTAAAACCAATTCCGGACAGATACGATTTTTATTGTATGCCCTTTGTATTCCGCCATATCGTCCGTTCCCCATGTTATCAACAGCAGGGTTTCACTTTGCAATTCTCTTGCCGCCTCCTCCAAGGCTTTCAGTTCACGTTCACGGGTCTTGGCGTCCGAGATATCATACGACACCTGTACCAGACAAGAAACCTTGTACCCGCCCTTGAGTACAAAATCAATCTCTGTGTCATTTTTTGTGTGGTAATAGAACAAGGTATCGTAGCATGTGATCATTTTAGAAAAATGCAATAA